GGCACATTATCGAACACCGAGACGAAAGCTTGAGGGGATGACACCGCTTCAAGGCGTGTCTTTATTTCGGCCCTTATCTCGTCGTAATCCATTACGCCGCCGCGGGTATTTTCAACCCTCTAAGCAAAGCGACTACTTCTGGGTCGGTTCGAGAAATTCTGACGAATCCGACGTCGACGCCTCCCGCTTGAAAACCTAGCGGGGAGCTTCGGCGTTGATACAACCGGGCGGCTATCACTAGAGCGCATTGCGCTATTTGATCTGGGACGGCCATGCCGTAACCAAAGAACGCTGTCACCTCGACCGTAGGACGCCCGTAGCGGTCCCTTGGCCATGTGTCACCGTCAACCCGGCGAATTAGCCTATATGGGGCGCTGTTTCCCGTTAGAACGTAATCTGTAGTTACGGTTAGCGTGTTGTTGTAGGTTCCGTCGAGGTTTGTGTCCTCTTTAACTACTAGGCCGGTACTTTGCGCTATGTCGTCGCAGTACAAGGTGTAATCGTCATAAGGGACAAACGTTTTGGCGGTGGCACTACCCGGCACCACAAACGTCCGGCCAGTTAGTTGGTTAATTTCGGCGTCGGCCGCTGCTATAGCGTTATCTACTGCCGTGTTCTCCGACGAAGTCGCAGAAGGGATGCCAAGGTATGCCTTAACGATTGCCTGTGAAGTGTAGGCCATTAATTACCTACTTTTTTTTGGCCGGTGCTTTTTTGGCCGGTGCTTTTTTGGCCGGTGCTTTTTTTTGCGGGTTCGGGTTTTTGCACCCTACTAGCCGCTTGTTTTTCCCATAGTTCTTGAGACATTTCTTATACCTTTCCGGTAAGTAAGCGGAGGGGCGGCTACCACCCCCCCGCTCACACCTGTTTAGCTTTAGAAGCTAGGAGCTACCAATCCGGTCCCGCTGATTTTAGAAATTGAAGCGGGGTATCGTCCGCCGATGAAGCAGGCGTACTGATATGCCACGAGCGTGACTGTTAAATTCAAACCGGCTGTCTGATCCATGCGGACCATAGCGGGCTGCCCAGCATTTTCAAAGAGTAGCATATCGCCACGTCGAACAATGAAAATCATATCTTCGTTGCCGCCTGAGCCGCTAGTCGTTGTAATTTTGCCAGATGTAACTACCGGAATGCCGGCAATGCTAGCTCCGGTTATACCGTAACCTGCTACCGGCCCCGTACCGAGCGCATTTTGTGGCACGTTTTGAGTTGGTACCACCAAAGGTCGCCCGCTGGAGTCGGTTTCAGCTTGGAACCAAGCCAGCCTTCGAGGGTGCATCACGATTAGGTCAGCCCCGGCAAAGCGGTTGGAGTTAATTTGTTGGATGCCGTCAACAACCTTGGAGTAGCATTCTGCGGCGGTTGGTGAGCCGTCGGTCCAAGTGATGGCGTTTGTTCCGCTAATGTTTGAAAGCCCCAACATGTTACCGGATGAGCCAGAACCATGAAGCACTTGGTCTTCGAGTACCGTTGCTACTGCGCCCATCATATCTGCGGCGATCAATGCATCTATGCCGGTACCCCGTTCAACTGCTTGGCGTGAAACTTGCTGCCCAGAGGCAATGGTTCGCACGTCAGCGGTAAGTAGAGTGTCGTCGATATCCGTCTCGGATACGCCGGCGTTCTCGCTAGCCTGTGCGGCTGCCGAGCTGCCCGTTGTTACCCGAGAAATGTTAATCGTTAACCCCGAGTCCGGAAGCGGTAGGCTCGTGCATTGGTCGGCGAATGGCCGCCCGGCGCGAGCTAATTCTGCTGCAAGATCGGTTAAGTACTGGGGAACTACAAGTCCCGCGTAGTTGGCGGTCGTTCCGTCTCTGTGTTCTACGGCCATTTCTTGGCGGTGGCGGCGTATCCTATCGGATGCGTCAATATCGCCGTTGAATTGGCTGTTGTAGAGGTCTTGGAAGAAAGAAACGCTGCGGTTTTCTTCGGCGTAGGTGTTTGGTTCGTTGGTTACTACCACGTTGCCAATGGCCCTTATTTCAGCATCGTCGGTTGCTTGCACTTCGGCCCGTAGTTTAGCGGCCTCCAAGTTTGCTACCTGAACGGAACGAAGCTCCTCGACTCGTGTGTCGAGTTGTTCGGCCCGTGTTGCTAATTCTTTGAGGTTTGTGTCCTCGGTTTCGGTCAGATCGCGTTCTTCGTCTGCGGCGCGTTGGACTAGGCCCGTTTGCGCTTCGCTGATCTCCGCACGCTCCTCGACCAGTTGGTCTAGAAGTTTCATGTTTTCCTTAAAAATAGTTTGGTTTTACTATCCGGGTGCTGGTGGGGTGGTTTGATCTAACCGGCGCTCCCAGCGG